ATGGAAGATGGATTTGTAAGATTAACAGAAGATGAGTACAGATATTTCTGCGATTGGATTGCTGTACACACACAAGAACTATATGAAAACAAGGTAGGCTATGAGGCACGATGGACTCTTGACCCTAAAGTTTTCTATGTAAAACTATTGGATGAAAGTTTATATACTATAGATGAAATAATGCTTGACATCCGCAAAGAGATGGTGTAACATGTGCAACATGACACTGAGCAACCAAAGAACTTTAAGCCCTCTATCTCCAAATAATAAACTATTTGGTTTGGCTTCAGTCCACAACTCCGAGAGTAGTTGGCTCATTAACTCTCTTTTATTTAACTAACATCATAGGAGGCAAATATGATAATTGACGGAACGGCTTATTGGGCAAGTATCAAAACACCCAATACAACATTTGAACCCATGTACACAGTCAACCTTGTGGTTGATGAGGCAACAGCTAATGACTTTGCATCACGTGGACATACCATTAAGCAGATGGATGAAGGTTCTGCTGTAGTAGTTAAGCGTAAGGTAAATGGTCCTAACGGAATGGTTAGGTCTGCACCTAGATTGCTTGACCAAAACAAACAGGAAGTAAATCTTGCTGTGGGTAATGGCTCTAAGGTTAGAGTCCAGTGTAACGAATACGCTTGGGAGTATGCAGGTAAGGCAGGAAAAAGTCTTGACCTACAGGCTGTCCAAATCGTAGACCTCATTGAATACAAAGCCGAAGATGGCTCTGAGTTCTTTGATGAAACAGAGGAGTTTTAATATGATTGTTAGTATTAAAAATGATGATGGTGTTACATCTTATGATGTGACTAAGATTGAAGATGAGAATGCTAGGGCAAATGCTAATGTAATAATTAGTAAGGTGTCACAGTTAGAAGTCTTGCTTGAGGCACTTAACTTTACTAGTGCTACGCATAGAGGTAATCTTGAAAGCTTGCTGAAAGAAAACCCTAATGCTATGGTTGAGACAGAAGAAGGAGAGGTAGAAGATACTGAAACTGATTCTGAATAACTTTAACAGGCTGGGTGTAAAAGCCTAGCCTTTTTCTACTGGAGATAGAATGATACAAGAACAAACCCAATTCATTAAACATAAATTACCCTGCCCCGAATGCTCAAGCAGTGACGCTGTATCTCTTAATGAGAACGGCTCTGCAAAATGCTTTAGTTGTAATACTTTTTTTACAAACTATGAAGGTCAAGCTACAGGTAGAGTGATTGATATGAAAACAAAACCCAAGTCCGACAACACATTCCTAACATCCTATACTGGTGCTTATGGTTCACTAACCGACAGAGGTATCTCTGAAAAGACAGCAACTAAGTATGGTGTAAAGATTGTCAAGGACAGAAACAATAACGTAGTACAACACATCTATCCATTCTTTAATGGTAACGAGGTTGTTGGTACTAAGACACGATATGTAGAGAACAAAAACTTTGCTTGCAATGGAACATTTGAAGGCACTGGTTTGTTCGGAGAACAACTACATGGTAATACAGGTGGTAAGTATCTAACTATTACTGAAGGTGAGTGTGATGCTATGGCAGTGGATGAACTGTTCCAAGGTAAGTGGGCAGTGGTATCCGTCAAGCGTGGTGCATCATCAGCAGTAAAAGATATACGTGAAAGCATAGAGTTTGTTGAATCCTTTGACAATGTAGTACTGTGCTTTGACAATGACAAGGCAGGTAAAGAAGCGGCAAAAGCTGTAGCTAAAATACTAAAGCCTAACAAAACTAGAATCATGTCGTTCCCCAACGGATTCAAAGATGCTAATGAGATGCTCAAGCAGAAGAAGTTCACAGAGTTTACTCAAGCATGGTGGAACGCCAAGACATATACACCTTCAGGTATCATGGAGCTATCATCTCAAAGGGGTGATTGGTTACATCGAGAAGAGAAGGAGAGCATTGCATATCCTTGGGAAGGACTTAACAAGAAACTATATGGTATGCGTAAAGGAGAACTGGTCACACTTACAGGTGGCACAGGTCTTGGTAAGTCTAGTGTTACCAGAGAGTTGGAACATTGGCTTATCAAAAACACAGATGACAACGTAGGTATCGTAGCCCTTGAAGAGAACTGGTTACGTACTGCTGATGGTATTTTATCCATCGAGGCTAACGATAGAATCTATCTGACAGAGAAACGTAGAAACTATTCAGACGATGACCTTCTAGGTTTGTTTGATAAAGCTATTCCTTCTGGCAGAGTATTCATTCACTCACATCTAGGAGCTACTGACATTGATGATATCTTTGCCAAGCTCAGATATATTATTGTAGGTTGTGAATGTAAATGGGTAATCGTTGACCACTTACATATGTTAGTCAATGTGTTACATGAAGGTGATGAGAGGCGTGGTATTGACATGCTTATGAATCGCTTGAGGTCTCTGGTAGAAGAGACAGGTGTTGGTATGATATTAGTATCACACTTACGAAGAGCCGCAGGAGATAAGGGACATGAGCAGGGTATCGAAGTATCCCTATCTCATCTCAAAGGTTCACAGGGTATTGCACAGTTATCAGATTGTGTGATTGCACTAGAGAGAAATCAACAGGCAAGTAACCCTGAAGAAGCTAACCTTACTAAGGTTCGTGTACTAAAATCTAGGTACACTGGAGACACAGGATTGGCTTGTGGTCTCCGATATAATTCAGATACTGGTAGATTGTTTGAAGTATCTGAGGAGGAAACATTCGACAATGAACAGTTCTAAAATAATATTTGATATTGAAGCTGATGGTTTAGACCCGACTATAATACACTGCATTGTAGCTAAAGAGTTGGGTGGAGCAGTACACACTTTTGACAACACGCAAATCGAAGAAGGTATTAAATTCTTAGAGAATGCAGAAGTGCTTATAGGTCATAACATTATAGGTTATGATATACCAGTAATACAAAAACTACATGGTGCTAAAGTAACACACAAGTTAGAAGATACATTAGTTATGTCAAGATTATTTAACCCTGTTCGTGAGAATGGACATAGCTTAAAGACTTGGGGGTGGCGTGTTGGTATGGCTAAACAAGACCAACCCGAAACCTTTGATGAGTATACACCTGCTATGTTAGACTACTGTGTTCAAGATGTAAAACTAAATGAGGTTGTATACAATTACTTACTCAAAGAAGGTAAGATGTTTAGTGAAGACTCAATCAATCTTGAGCACAGAGTTGCTAAGATAATGCGACAGCAAGAAAAGAATGGTTTCTTCTTTGATACTAAGAAAGCTATGGAGTTGCTTGCTGAATTAAAAGACAAGCAGTTACAGGTTGAAGAAGAAGTTCACAACACATTCAAACCTAAGATGATAGATGACAAGCTAGTAACACCTTACATTAGAAAAGATGGTGAGTTATCTAAACGTGGACTAACAGATGATGAGTACAACAACTGTATCAAGACACAGAATGTTAAACCTTTCATGAGACAGAAGTTAGTTGAGTTTAACTTAGGTAGTCGTAAACAAATAGGTGAGTACCTCATTGACTTTGGGTGGAAGCCTGAAAGATTTACTCCAACAGGTCAGCCCATTGTTGATGAGGGAACTCTCAAAAAGATTGAACACATACATGAAGCTAAATTAATTGCAGACTTCTTACTTTATCAGAAGCGTATAGCACAAGTTACATCTTGGATAGATGAACTCAAGGGTGATAGAGTACATGGGTATGTAAATCCTAATGGTACAATCACATCTAGAATGACTCATCGTAGTCCTAACATGGCACAGATTCCAAACTCTAGTAGTCCTTACGGACAAGAGTGTCGTTCTTGTTGGACAGTACCTGAAGGTTACAAGCTTGTAGGTATTGATGCTAGTGGATTAGAACTAAGAATGTTAGCACACTATATGAATGACCAAGATTATATTGATGAGGTTACACACGGAGATATACATACTAGGAATCAAGAGTTAGCAGGACTTAAAACTCGTAACGAAAGTAAGACATTCATCTATGCATATTTGTATGGGGCAGGTGATGCTAAGATAGGTTCTATATCTGGTGGTGGTGCAAAGCAAGGTAAGAAACTCAAGGCTACGTTTCTTAAAAACTTACCATCACTTAAGATACTAAAGGACAGAGTACAGAAAGCATCTGAACGTGGGTTCTTGAAGGGACTTGACGGTAGAAAGATATATGTACGTAGTCAACATGCCGCACTAAATACTTTATTACAAGGTGGTGGTGCAATAGTTATGAAGAAAGCCATGACAATCCTACAAGAAAAGATGAGCCTCAATGCTCTTGATGCTAGGTTTGTAGCCAACATACATGATGAGTGGCAGATAGAAGTAAAAGAATCACAAGCCGAATGTGTTGGTGTGATGGGTGTTGAATCAATAGAAGAAGCAAGTAAATATTATAATATGCGTTGTCCTTTAACAGGAGAATACAATATAGGAGAGAACTGGTATGAAACCCACTAAAGAAAACAGGAAGAAGTTTGATATAGATTTGGCTTATGGCACAGTCAGAGAAGAAAAGATAGCAGAGATGCTGACTGATAAAAAGATAGAAGTAAAGTCTGAGAAAGACATGTGGCAAAAGACAGGTAACATTTGTATTGAATATGAATCTTGGGGTAAGCCATCAGGTATCAAGGCTACCGAAGCGGATTACTGGTTCCATAATTTATGTGTAGGTGACAACGAGTTTTGTACCTTGGTGTTTAAAACAGATGTGCTTAGAACTATTGTAGATAAGCTTGATACGTTTAAGACTGTAGCAGGTGGAGACCACAAGGCTAGTAAAATGTTCCTTGTTAATCTACAAAAATTATTCTCATCGGATGTTATAAAAGCATTCAAGGATTCAGAAAATGATAAAGAAAAATAAACAAACTATTGACAAATCTACATTAGACAATTATAATAAATTCACGGCTGAGTCAGGTCATTGGTATGCACAAGATGGTGCACCCATGTATACCATCATCGGTGCTAACGGTAAGGAAAGAAACACTACACTTAGAGATGCTAAGAAACTAAACTTAGTTCCTTCTGTTACTACCATCATTGGTATGATAGCTAAACCTTCCCTTGAAAACTGGAAGATTAATCAGGCTTTAAACTCAGCACTTACTTTAGAACGTAACGAAGATGAATCGTTTGATTCTTTTGTCTATCGTTGTAAAGAAGACTCAAAGAAGATTGGAAAGCAAGCCGCCGAAAGGGGGACACAAATCCATGACTTGATTGAGAATGGTTTCTTAGGTACGTTCACCAGTGAACCTTATGAAGTTATCAAGAAATATCTTGATGAACATTTTCCTAATGAAGAGTGGATAGCTGAAGATTCTTTTTGTGCTGACATAGGGTATGGTGGTAAGATAGATTTATATTCTAAGTCTGGTATCTTTGTTGACTTTAAAACTAAAGATAACTTAGAAGGTAAAGACCCTGCTAAATTAGTATACGATGAACACGGTATGCAGTTGTCTGCTTATGCACAAGGATGTAACTACGATAATCCTCAGAGAGTTTCTATCTTTGTAGATAGGAAAGACACAAGTTTAATTGCGTGTCACAAGTGGGATGATGAGACACATGACAGACATCTCAACATGTTTAACTCTATACTACAGTACTGGAAGCTAGTTAAGAACTACGACTCCTCTCTTACTGATGCCTAGAAGAGTACCGAGAAAACCTCGACCAAAGAAAGTCAATGTCCCAAAAGGATATGATAGTATCTGGGAAGCTACACTTCACGACACCATATTAAAAAAGTGGAAGCATCATTGGGATACAGTTGACTATATAATTAAACATAAATATGAGCCTGACTTTGTTAAGAAAATAAAAGGCAAGACAATTTTATTAGAAGCAAAGGGTAGGTTCTGGGATTTTGCAGAGTACAGTAAGTACATCCATGTAAGGGAGGCTTTACCAAAGGGTTACGAATTAGTATTCTTATTCCAAAAACCTTTTGCTCCAATGCCAGCCGCAAAGAAAAGAAAGGATGGAACTAAACGTACTCATGCTGAGTGGGCTGAGACTAATAACTTTAGATGGTACAACGAAGAAAGTTTACCTCACGAATGGAAAAATAATGAACTATAAATTTGATGAAGATAAAATAATAAAAGATATAATACTCTATGTAAATCAAACATACGACCAACACTATGCCAACGGCAAGTATCAAGCTACTGATATGATACTAGATGCAGGACACGGAGAAGGTTTTTGTATGGGTAACATCATGAAGTATGCAATGCGATACGGAAAAAAGAATGGTAAATCTAAAATGGACTTGCTTAAAATTATTCACTATGCTATAATAGCTTTATATGTACAAACAAACAATACTGATAAGGAATCAAATAATGGTTGAAGATAAAATTGGAAAGAAACCTTATCTTGGAATTGAGATAGACTATGACAAAGAAAAAACATTTGATAAGTTTAGTCTTGACACTTTAAAAGATAGATATTTTTGGGAGAAAGAAACACATGCACAAGAAGCATTCGCAAGAGCCTCCGTCTACGGAGCAACATACAAAGGGGAAACGGATTTTGAATTGGCTCAAAGACTTTATAGCTACTCTTCCTCTCGTTGGTTCATGTTCAGTACTCCTATACTTAGCAACGGGGGTACAAGCCGTGGGCTTCCTATCAGTTGTTTTCTCAATTATGTTCCTGACAGCAGGGGTGGTTTATCTGCTCACTATGATGAGAACGTATGGCTCGCAAGTAGTGGTGGAGGCATCGGTGGATATTGGGGCGATATTAGGAGCAACGGTATTTCAACTTCTCATGGCTCTCGTTCTACTGGAAGCATTCCTTTCCTCCACGTTGTAGACTCACAGATGTTAGCCTTTAATCAAGGCACTACAAGACGAGGAAGTTATGCCGCATACATGGACATCAGTCATCCAGAGATTGAAGAGTTCATTAACATGCGTAAGGAATCAGGTGGTGATATCAATAGGAAGAATCTTAATCTTCACAATGGTATTAATATTACTAATGCTTTCTTACATGCTGTTGAACATGATGAAGACTGGAGATTGATTGACCCTAAATCTAATGAGGCTGTTAAGATAATTAACGCTAGAGATTTATGGTGGCAGATTATACATGCAAGAGCAGAGACAGGTGAGCCTTACATGATAAACATTGATACCTGTAATCAACACCTACCTAAAACACAAAAAGATTTAGGATTAAAAATACAACAGAGTAACCTTTGTTCTGAGATTACTTTACCCACCAACGAAGAACGAACAGCCGTGTGTTGTTTGTCATCTGTAAACCTTGAGCATTTTGATTCTTGGTCTAAGGATGATAACTTCATACAAGATTTAGTAACCATGCTTGATAATATATTACAACATTATATTGACAATGCAGTAGACACAGAACAACTAGGAGAATACAGTGCAAACTTTAAAAGATTTCAGAAGTATATTAAGAAAGGAAAGGAAGGATTTACTAAGTCTGCGTATTCCGCATATAGAGAACGTAGCATTGGACTGGGTGCAATGGGGTTCCATGCATATCTCCAATCTAGGAGCATTCCTTTCGAGGGTATCTTTGCAACTGGGTTCAACCATAAAGCGTTTACCTATATCAAAGCTCAAGCTACACAAGCTACTAAACAACTTGCTGAAGATAGGGGAGAAGCTCCTGACGTACACGGTACAGGCAAGCGGAATACTAACCTATTGGCTATTGCTCCTAATGCTAGTAGTGGGATTATATGTAGTGGTACTTCCCCTTCTATTGAGCCTTTCAGGGCTAACTGTTATACTCATAAAACTTTGTCAGGTAGTTACCAAGTTAAAAACAAATACCTTGAAAAAGTTTTTAAATCTAAAGGACTTAAAACCACAGAGCTAGACAAGATATGGAAAGACATATCAGCTAACGAAGGCTCAGTACAACACTTAGATATTCTTAATGATAACGAAAAAGAAATATTTAAAACTGCGAATGAGATAAATCAAATCTGGATTGTTGAACATGCATATCAAAGACAGCAATTTATTTGTCAAGCACAGTCAGTTAATTTATTCTTTACTTTACCTAAGAGTACAGAGCCACAAGAAATACACAACACATACATGCAGTATGTCAATGATGTACACTGGTATGGTATGAACAAACTAAAATCGCTGTATTACTTTAGAACAAATGCGGCACGAAACGTAGAGAACGTAAACACTAAAATACCACGGATTCGTTTAGATGATGTGGAATGTATAGCCTGTGAAGGTTAAGGAAAAACTATGAGCTTATTAAAAACTAGAGACTATTACAAACCGTTTGAATACCCTTGGATGTATGAGTATTACAAACTACAAAATCAAATGCACTGGATGCCAGAATCAGTGCCTTTACATACAGATGTTAAAGACTGGCAGGATGTAACACCAGAAGAAAAACATTTACTAACACAGATATTTAGATTGTTTACTCAATCAGATGTGGACGTAGCATCAGGATACATTGATAAGTACATGCCTATCTTTAAGAAACCTGAAGCTAGGATGATGATGTCATCGTTTGCTAACATGGAATCTATACATCAAGATGCGTACAGTTTGTTACTTGATACAGTTGGTATGCCTGAGATAGAATACAAAGCTTTCTCAGAGTATGAAGAGATGGCAGACAAGCATGATTACGTGAGTACATTTAAACCTCTTAAGTCTGATAAGAGAACCATTGCTAAAACACTAGCAGTATACTCAGCGTTTACAGAAGGACTACAATTATTTAGTAGCTTTGCTATCTTGTTAAACTTCCCACGCTTTGGTAAGATGAAAGGTATGGGACAGATTGTTACTTACTCTATCCGTGATGAGTCTATGCACGTTGAAGCTATGACTAAATTATTCCGTGAGTTTATTCAAGAGAACATTGAGATATGGACTGATGATTTCAAGGGAGAGTTATATCAAATATGTAGAGAGATGGTAGAGCTTGAAGATAAATTCTTAGACTTAGTGTTTGAGATGGGTGACTTACAAGGACTAACTAAACAAGACATGTATGCTTATAACAGATACATAGCTGACAGACGTTTGCTACAGTTAGGTTTAAAAACTAACTACGACCAAAGAGAAAACCCACTAGGTTGGATTGATGAAGTCATGGGTGTAGAACACCAGAACTTCTTTGAAGGTAGAGCAACTACTTATATGAAAGCAGGACTACGAGGAAGACAGGACTCTGTAACTTTTACAGGGATTGAGTAATGAAAAAGAAAAGAGATGAAGCTGAGTTACTTGGTTATAAACTTCTATATAATAGAACAGGTAACTTAGTTACTGAAAGATTAACAACTGATATAACTCAACTTAAAAAATATTTTAGCACTGAAGAGTACTCTACATTACATACCATAATTAGAGAAGCTACTAAAAAATTAGATGAAGTTCATAGCTACATCGAGTCTAATTTAAATGCTAGAAAGATGGATGATTAGATTGTATATATAATAATAGGTTCTGATTTACCCTTGACATAGATTGGGTCTAACAATTTAGCTTGGGTAGTCGAACCTACTATTGTACCCACACCAATCACTATATCTTTACCCACTTCTTTAGTAGAGCTTTCAAGTCTTGCCGCTAAATTAACTGCATCACCTATAGCTGAGTAATCAAAACGTGTATCGCTTCCCATATTACCTACAACTGCATACCCTGTATTTATTCCGATACCTATCTCTATTCCTAAATTGGCTTCTTCCATATCTTGGTGTATTTCTAACGCTGTTTGGATGGCTTTGTTCTCATGTTCATCTAAGTCTACTGGAGCATTAAAGATTGCCATCATTGCATCACCAATATATTTATCTACCATACCACCGTTTCTTTTAACAGCATTAGCTTGAATTGTCAAGGCTTTATTCATAATTTCTGTGACTTCTTCAGGCTCTAATCGTTCTGATAGACTTGTAAAACCTCTGACATCTGTAAATAAAAACGTACATTTTCTTCTATCTCCTCCTAACTTTAAAAGCTCTGGGTTATCTTGCAGTTGTTTAACTTGTCGAGGGTCAAGATAATGTTCAAATTGTTTTTTAATTTGTTGTCGTAATTTAAATTGTGTTCTAAAGTTTAGATAGAATTGTTGGGTAGCAATAAGTGTCATACTTATCATGCCCCATGTAAAATCTATGAGTAAATTGTTAGTAACAAAGTAGTTTTCAAAATAGCCCATTAGAGGCAACATAACTAAGAATGATACTACCCCCTTAGTGATACCTAGATAATTGATTACAAGGGCTGTGAGTAAGCCTGAGAGGATTAATATGAGTAGTTCTGCAAGTAATCTATACTCTGGAATTTGAGGACTGTCAAGCAACATACTTTCTGATAAAGCCGCTTGTATTTTATGAGGTTCTAATAACCCAACAGGTGTTGCAACTTGAGGTGATATTCCTTTGGCAGTAAATCCTACAAAAACAAATGTGCTTTCTACATTCATTTCTTTTAGTGTAGTCTGTGTTGTGTCAACCCAACTAATCCATTTACGTCCAAGGCTATCTGTATCTACTGGTGGTATGCCTCTTACCCTAACCATGTCAATACCATTTTGATTGGTTACAATTTGATAAGTATTACCACCACCTAGTATCTTTAAAACTTCTGTGCCGAATGAAGCTACCCATCCTGTAGGTGTTTGTTGTAGTAGTGGTATTTGTCTTACAAGATTATCAACATCTACTGGTGCAGAAATAGCACCTTGACTTGCAGATTGTTTTAGGATATCAACATTAGATAAGAAACCAGAAGCTTGTGGTAAAGTTATGTCTGGTCCTTTAATAACCGTACCATGAGTAGCAGGATATAAACCGTTGTCTACTTCTGGCATAGCTATAACACTAGCAGACTTGGAAAGCTCTAAAGCAAACGCATCATCTCCACCCATTCTATCTGCATGTGGGAATAACATAACCCACCCAACACCATAAGCTCCTGCATCCATGATGTCTTTATGAATCTTAGCTAAGTCTTGGCGAGGTAGAGGGTATCCACCCATATCATCAAGGTCTTGTTCTGAAATATTTAAAACAGTAAAATGCCCTGTAGAATTTGGTGTTTCTACTAGGGCATCAAAGGTTTTAAGTCTTAAAGTTTCTAAGGCTTGTGAATTGAATAGTAAAGGTAGGGTCAGTATACCTATTAAAGTAAGTGCCCACTTCATGTTATACATATATATCTATTATCTTACCAATTTTTGATAAAGGAAAACCATATTTTGTTTTTATGAAATTTTTGTACACCATTTAATCTCCTTGGTTTATGGTAATACTAGAATCTCCTCCTCCATTAATAACAAGCTGAGTGCCTTTACCATTCTGTACTAGTAGAATTGTATAGCCACCATCTCTATCTACATCTAAACGTACTGTATCTTCTAAGACTTTATAAAAGCTTAGTACATTGTCAGTTAAGAAAGTATTTATTTGCGTGTTGGAATCAAAGCCCATTTGAGTTCCCTTTAGATTTATGTCGGTTCGTAATAAAGATTCTGTTTGGTCTAGTTCGTTTACATCTTCTATAATATCTAACAAGTCTTCAAGAAAGTTTACATCAAGATAGTTTATATCTAACTCAGTAAACTCTAAATCACTATCCGTAAGATAGTCTATGTCTAAATCATCAAACTCAAGGAAGTCAACATCAAGAACATTAGTACTAATATTTCCATCTTGTCCCTCATCTTGTGCCACTTCTCTTGGTGCATTTACAATTAACATGTTATCAATTAACTCAAGTGTTAAGTCAAGGATAACAGGCTTGCTTGGTTTAGTTTCAAACATAGAAACTGTAGTAGCTTGGTAAGGTTTGTTAAGAACTACCTGTCCCATAGCTGTTGCAACAACAATCTCTCCACTTGGAAGACCGTCATTGTCTGGTAATAATATTACTAAACTCCTACCTAATTCATCTACAGTTACAGTAAAGTCTGTACCACGAATAGCTATCGTAGCACTTGGAGTTTTTATAAATATATTTTCTTTGTCTATAGTTGCTAGTTTTCCTGTGATAAATCTTGCAGTACCACTAGCAAACTCTAGAGCCATTTTAGATTTGGATGGGTCAGGGTCATATATAAACTCATCTATGATAAGTTCAGAGTGTTCAGTTAGTCTAACTTGACTGTCATCTAAAAAAGTAATACCCATTCTTCCATTAGAAGTTTGGACATTATCATAACTATTTATATCTAAAGATAAAGAAGCTTTATAATCTTTATCTCTTACTACCCGACCCGACCCTTGTAACTCTGTGATGTTGCCTACGTTAGCAACCGACTGAACTGCCGCCATCATTCTGGATGACACAAACAGTACCACCAGAGCCAGTGCTAAGTATTTTAAGCCAGTCATTATCATTTGTACTCATTTGATTGATAGAAAAATTTCTGTTACTTCCTGTTTGGTCAAGATAGAAGTAACCCCCTGCATAACCTTGACCATCAAAGTTTACAGTGTTTGAATCTCCATCAATATCCATGTAGTTTGTTGCACCATCATAATCTATATCAGCATTAATGATGTTACTATCACCATTAATAATCCAATCTAAATCAGTATTACTTGACATAGAAGCTGTTGCTAAGTCTAGTGTAAATGTATTACTACTTCCTGTAGTTTGAACATTAACATTAGAACCGTCTGCTCCGTATGTGTTAGCAGGGTCTACTTGGATTGTAAAAGCATTACTGCTTCCATCAAAATTAAAGTAGCCTGTAAAGTTATCAGCCCATATATCTCCTAAGAAGGAGTTAGTTGAACCTATTTGATTTACATCTAGTGTCATAGTTGAGCCATCTAAATCTAGAGGGGTCATTGAACCTGCGGAAGATAGTAATCCTCCTATCAAGTTAGCTGAACCCAATTGTTCTAAATCTAAATTAGCTGTAGCACCACTTTGCTCTACATAAATCTCGTTGTCTGCCGCATAAGTTAATGTTGACAATATACTTAACGCAGTTATTATTATTATTTTATTCATATTCCCAATAGCCTCTATCTATTCCTATATGTATTATGTTTAAAACCCCCGACTCTATTGCCTTTTGCAAAGCTATAGAGATACTCTCATTCTCAGCCACACCACCTTCTATCTCTACTAGCTCAGTGCCAGTTTCAATAAAACGAAATATGTCTTGAGAAATACTTGTGGATAAAATACTTTTAGATACTAAAGTTTCTGTCAGTACTTCACCAGTTGATACGGATACTAGTCTTAATGATATGGTTACAGTATCTTCCCTATAGGATTTACTATTACCAATACCAAGATACCTTGCTCCGATACCACCAGATTGCAGATTAGCCTCGTAGCTAATCACGCCCCCTTGAACTAAAAGCCCTGCGAATAACAAAGGCTTTAGTTTACTATCTTCTTCAAACTCTTTACGAGTGCTTCTGATAAGTTGTCTTTCTTTTGTTAGGTCATCTAAACCTACACGTTCTACTACTCTGAAAAATTGACCGTTAGCCGTATGCTTAAAAGCCCTGATAAGAAATGCTTCAGGGGCTTGGGTGACTGCTGTACTAAACAAAGCAAACGTGCTGTTGCTTCTTCGTTGCCCTGTTAAGTCTTTAAAACTATTAGGGTATACAGCTATGGTAGGTTTGTTTTTAGCCGCAGGTAAATTTTTTAATTCTTCTGATTGTAAATCTAGTGTTGATGTCGGTTGTATTTTTTTAGTTAAAAATAAATCGTCATTAGCCTCAAAGACTGCACAACTAGAAAGTAAAAGTACCGATAGGCAAAGTAATAATCGTAGTTTCTCCATTCGCATCCACAATAGTAAGTGTTATATATACACCATCACTGCTATAAGTAATAGTGTTACCCTCTAATTCTATAGTTCCCTCTGAGCTAGGGTTTTCTCCAAATAAATTTTCAACTAACTGCCGTGATAGTTGTGCATAAATTCTAGACTCTAAGTTTCTGATGAACCGAGCTAGTGTTGTATTTTCTTTATCTCTTTCTATCTGGTCTTGTAAAGCTTTAAGCTCTGCTTTTAGGCTAAGTTTTCTTGAATGTTCTTGATTTTCAATCGTAAGATAATGTGAGCTTGTGTTGTTACCATTAAAGCTAGGGCTTTTAAATTTAAATACTACTTCATCTGCTAATGTATATCCTGACCATAATACTACAAACATACACCAAAAAAATATACAGAACCAACAGTTACGTTCTGTCTTACTGCTTCTAAATGTTGGTTTTAATTTCATTCTATCCATCCTATTAAAATATTAGTCATAATCAAGCAAGCACAAACAAGATTAATTAAAAGAATAATAGTACGTATAATTGTAATTTGATTTTCTACAGGTGCTGTATCTTCATCACTAAATGAGCCTAACGCATACTTCCATACTGTCCATAATTTTAACATTGTTAATCTTTTCGCCTATCTTTTTTCTGTGCTTTTGCTATTTCGTCTGTGTCAATTAAATTAGGTACTCCAAGTAAAGTTTTGAGGAGTACATCTTGTTTTAAAGATTGATTGTCTAATGACCTTACTCTATCTATTAATGATACAATAATACCATATTGACTATCAAGTTTTGTTGAAACTCTTTCTTCCATTGTGTCTAAACTTGTTTGAACCTTTTCATCTAATGTATCTAGTTTAGTTTCCATGCCATCAATAATTCTATTAATTAATTTAGACACGAACCAACCTAGACCCATTGCGGCGGCAATAGGAAACCCGACTTCTGTTATAAAGGTTACTGCTTCAGACATTATTCTTTAGGAGTATTTGATGCTCCAAAATAGAAACTAATTACAGCACTAGCTAAACCACCTAAATAACCAAGCACTAAATTAATAAGAGCTTCAGAGTTTTGTTCTGGTGGTTGTAAGGTAACAAGAAATATGTAACCCATAAATCCTCCGACAACAGTTACACCTATAATCCTTGCTGTCCAATCCCTTGAAAACTTTCCACGAGCATCTTGCTTGTCTTCAGTTTCTAATTTAAATACATCTACGTCCAACTCTTTTAACTGGATTTCAAAAGCTTGTTCAGCTTTTTTAAGCTCTAACATCTGTTCAGGCGTAGCTTCTGCTATAGCTTTCTCAATAGCTTTAGGTGTATTAGGTACTCCCAATACATCAGCTATTACATTTCCTGCCATACCACCCATAGGACCGCCTAAAGCAGTCCCTAACGTAGGAGCTACTGCACCTACTAGATTTTTTAATAAATTTTTCATTCACCTACTCCTATCACCATCATTTGTAATTCTCTACTACGTCCACCTACCTGATTAAACCAACGACTGTCTTCCATTTCAACAGCCATTTGATTCCAGTCTCCAGCTTTACAAGCCTTTAACATATTCTTAAACTTTGCAAGTCTTGTACCGCCTAAATTAAAACACATATTAACTAACACATGTTGTATTGGCTCTGGTAATCTATTAAAAGAAGGTACAGTACCATAAATATGCATCGCTTCTCTATAATGTTTATCAAAATCATCTTCGTAATATAGGTCAACTACTTCTTGTTTAACAGGCGTACCTACTTCCCATGTATACTCAGGGTCTTGCGGCTGACAAAGGTGTCCAACACCTAAAGTTTTATAGCCTAAACTATCCTCATATATTTCAAGCACTTCTCCTTCGTGCCTTTTAATCTGTTCTTTACATTCTTGTATATTCATAATCCTAATCCTTCCATTTGAGACTTAAGCTCTCTATCTTCCAAATCTTGTACTGCTTCTGAGGATGC